TGCAGCCAGCACCCGGACCAAGGTCCCCATCACGTCTTTATAGATGCCCATCGGTCAATCCCCTGTTCTATTCGTGCCGCCGGCGCCGCGGCGGTTGTTCTGTTCGTACTGTTCATGGGCGCCGCCGATTGGGTGGCGGGCGCGGTTCAACTCGGCAGCCATGTTGCGCAGCTTCAAGCTAAGTTGCTGAACCAGCACCTCCACCGGCAGGGCCAGGCCTGTTTCAGCGCAAACCCAGCCCGAGGCATTGCAGGCTGTGCAGTCCAATTGATGGAAAATGCCGCTGACCACCGTGGCGCCACGGCAGGTCCCGCACACCATCAGCGGCTTGAGCTCCCGCCGTAATGACGGGCCGTGGTTCTTTTTCATCTGCAGGCCTCCATCAGTCGTTCATGAACAGCGCGCAGGTCCAGCCGAGACTTGTTGTCGAAGTACTCCCAGACCTTTATTTCATGCCCGTTGGCGAGATGGATGACCAAGCATTCACCCTGGCTTGCTAACTCCCGGGTGATTCTCATTGCACTGATATCCCCGGGATGGACCGCAATGTGTCGACGCGGATCGACCATGACCATCATTTTGAAACCTCGCCTATGGTTGATTCGCGGGAAGGGTCGCAGCCCTTATTCGACGTGGCTTCCAGAGGATTACCAGAATCTCCGAATCTATCCTCTGTCAACTTATGGATGAGGTTCAGGCCCTTGCTATCTAACAGTGCGTGCCAACGTTCCAGTGCATCGCGCTTGCGGCTCATGACGTCCGACTGGATGTACACCTTCACGTTGTGGCCCATGGCGTGGTTGATCAGCAGCTCGCCGATCAGGTGGTCAATGCCGATGTCTGCCCAGCAGGTTCTGGCCAGCTTGCGCAGGTCGTGGCTCGTCCACTCGCCCTGCCCCAGCCGAGCGAACACGGCACACGCCTTGCCCTCGCCCAGCGCCTTACCGTTGCGTGCCGGGAACAGGTACTGGCCGTCATAGCCGGCGGCCTGCTGGATGTCCCGGTACATGATCAGCAGCGCCCGCACCTGGTCAGTGATCGGCAGGTAATGCTCGACGCCGGTCTTGGTGTGATCGCCGGGGATGAACCACACGCGCTCAGCCAGGCTGATGTGCGCCCAGCGGGTCTGCCGGGTTTCGCCCAGGCGAGTGCCGTGGCAGAGCATCAGCAGCGCCAGCATGGCGTCGGCAGGTGTCTCGGTGAACTCGACATCGAACAGGGCCAGCAGCGCCTGCAGGTCGGTACCGCGCAGCCGGGAGGGCTTGACCCTGACCTTGGCCTTGGAGAAGTCGCTGAACTTGATGTCCTTCATCGGGTTGTCCGCGATCAGGCCCAGCTTGAACGCCTGCCGGAAAGCCAGCGCCAGCAGCTGGAAGACCAGACGCACGTAGTCGATGGAGATGTCTTCCTGCATCGGCCACATCAGCAGCTCATCGAGCGTGGCCTTGTTGATACCCCCCAGCGGCGTCTCACCCAGACGCGGCATCAGGTGGCACTTGATCGCCGATGCGCCGGTCTTCTTGCGCTTGGCCGAGAGGCTGCGGTCGCGCGACATGCGCTCCGCATACCAGCCCAGCAACTCACCGACGGTGACCCACTTCGACAACGTGGAGCTCTCACCGGCTTCCAGGCGAAGGCGGATGTCCGGCAGCGCGGCCAGCACCTTCTTTGCGGTCAGAGCTGGATAGCCGCCAATGCGATTCCAGCGCCGGCCAACAACCAGATACCAGGAACCGTACCGGCGGTTACCGGCGAAACGCAGGTACAGCCCCTTGTTCTCGATGCACCGCACGGTAGACGCGGCGCCCTCGGCTTGGCGCTTGATCTCGGCGTCAGTGATTTTCACCACGGCTGTACTGGTCATGCCGCCACCACTGTCTGAGGAAGTCGGAGATATGCCCGGATCTGCTCCATGGCGTCGAAGTGGCCACGGCAGATGATCGCCAGATAGCCTTGCTCGCTCAGCCGTCGAATCCACGTGCTCTGGCTGGCAGACACGGCCGCGTCGTTCGGCGGCGTGGCCTTGAACTCCAAGTACAGACCGAAATACCCACCACGGGCCATCGGCAAGACCAGATCGGGCACGCCAGCCTTGACGCCCTGCCCCTTCAACTTGATCGCCACCAGCTTGTGCCGCTGGCCACCATTCGGGACGTGGTAAATCAGCGCCTCGACCCCAGGCATCCGCAATTTCAGTTCCTGCAGCAGCGCCGCCTGCTCCTGCCCCTCGCGGTCGACACGGATCTGGCGCGGCTTTTTTGGCTTGAACAGCTTGGGCTGAGCAGTAATCACAGGCCGGCACCGAGCTGAAATTCAACCGGTGCCACTTGGTGCGAATATGCGCACTCCAGCAGCGAGCAGGCGCAGCGGGCCACCCCGATCAGCGCACGGATGGTCTTCATGGGTAAGGCTCCCAGAGGTCGATAACTTCGAAGGTGGTCGGCCACATGCCGACGGCGTAGGTCTTTGCGATTTCAGGATCAGCGAACAGCGCGCGGGGCTCTTCAGGCTCCGTGGTCAGATCGAGCTTGTACGAGCCGCTGTACACGGCGAACCGGTATGCGCAGCTGATGGGCATGGCCAGCATCGGGTTACGCATGACGGCCACCGGCACGCATGGCGCGGATCTTGGCGAGCGCGCCGTTTCCCACTTCGGGCGTGCGGCGAGCCTGCGCAACCGGCGGCAGCGCCAGAGGCATCTTCTGCAGGGGTAATCCTTCGATCAGGCGGCGCACGGTTATCGTGTAGTTGCGCGCGAACAGCTTCAAGCTGAGCGAGCTCTCGAGCCTGTTCAGGTTCTCAAACCCGCATTCCTTGGCCGTGTGCCAAACTGCGTCGTGGCTCCACTTGCCCTGCCCTGCCATTGACGGGTGAGCGTTGCGGCACGCCTCACGGTGCGCGTTCTCAAGCTTCGGCAAGCCCAGCATCTCGGCGGTTGGCGTGCACCATCCGATGAACACGCCGGGGGCCGGGATGAAGTCCTTGCCCGACTGCCTGGCGCCCATCAGCCCGAACTGGAGCTGATCCAGGCTGCGAAGGCCCGCCTCAAGAAATGCCTGAAGCCACTCTTTTTTCGCGGCCTTGTAGGACGCCATGTCCGGCCAGGCCTGTTTCCAGGCTGGGAAGATCGCACGCAACTGGCGAAACAAGCCGTTGATCACGATGGCGGTTTCACGGTTGAGCTCGGCCTGCACGTCTGCTGCCAGCGGCTCGTCCTTCGCGATGAACTGACCCGACTGGACCTTGGCCCAGAGTCCAGATGTAACGCTCGCCACGCTGTTCATTGGCCCACTCCTTGGTCGTTCCAGGCTGTATCGTCATCGTCGAAGTCCGGGGATGACTGTCGCGGAGCGAACGGTTTGACGTTGGATCCGGCGGCGCGATTCGCGTCATTGCGAACCCACTTGACCAGCATGCTCACCCACTCGGCTTCGGTGTTGACCTGCCCCTTGGGCTCGTAGTGACCGGTGAACGCTTTCACCACAGCGTCGGTGAACGATTCCAGAGCCAGCGACTGGTGCAGTGCGTAGGTCTTCAGCATCACCGGATCAGGTTTCCAGGTGAGGGACATTTCGCTGGGCATGCGGGGATCACGCGCAGGGAGAGGTTCTTTATTCTTCTCTAAATCTTCTTTAGGTAACGCAGCGCTAACGATTGGAGCGTTACCTTTTGCGTTAGCAGATTTGTGATTTGCTACGCGCTTTGCCGTCAGAAGCCTGTTTTTGGCGGTCTTGCCGTTGTGTCGTTCGAAGTGAGGCAGACTGATCACGCCTTCGGTCTCGGACATCCAGCCAACAGATTTCATGTGCTCGCAGAACCCGGTAACGCCAACCATGCGGTCGAGTAACTTTTTGCTAACGCTCGGAGCGTTACCGTTTTCGGTCTGCTGGTCGAACCAACCCCACACACGCATCAATTTTCCAACGGCGGCGTCAGGGTCGATATTCGCCATGTCGGCGATCTGGCAGACCTCTGGCTTATCCAGGGTGGTGAGTTCGAACTTTATCCAATCGCCAGCCATCACACGGCCTCCTGAAGAAGTTCAGCAAGCCGGGTAAGGCCTTTTGGGGTTACAAGGGGTTGAAACGCCGCTCGCTCGATACCCGTCTCGGTGTCAGGCTTGAGCGCGGTCACTTTGTGTTTGAGGAAGCCAGAGCGGATACGGGGCTCCATGGCGATCCACCGGGTCGAACCACCACGGCGATAGATCCAGCGGTTCGCCTGGAGCCAGTCGAAGAGCTTCGACGGCGGGATGCCCAGTTGCTTAGCAGCGTCGGTGATGCAGATCGCACCCTCGGCGGCGGCAAGGCGGCGAATAGCGGCAACCTTTGGAGCCTGGAGCTCAATCACGCCGATAAGGCGACTGTTCTCGCGCGCCTGGTCGGCGGCAAGTTGCAGCGCCTCCGCATAGTTCTCTGGGATGCGCGGCGCGGCCCGCTCTTCCAGCTCTTGCCAGCGGTCAACCAACCGTGCGGTGAATTCGGGACTGAGCTGGGCAACAACGACAAAGCTGTCGCGCTTGCCGATCAGGTAGTGTTTTCCGGGGCGACCAATGCTGGCGGGGTTTTCCTCAATTTGAGGAAAACTAATTACCTGATCGACAGCCAGCGTATCGATGGTGCGCTTCACATTGTCGTGCCGCTTCCCTGTCAGCTCGGCAATCTCGCGTGACGACATCAACTGATGCGTCAGGGCCTGACGAATAGGGAAAGCTGACGTATCAGGCGGGCTCTTGCTCTGGGTGGTCGTGGTGTGCATAATCGGACCTCACAAGTGTTGTTGAAGAAGCCGGGCTGCCACCCGGTTTTTTTTATGCCTGCGATTTAGGCGACTTTCACCGAAGCCTCTATGGCATCGATCTCGCGACGCACATGCGCGATTTCCTTGCAGATGGCTGCCTTCTCGATCTGGGTGACATGGCCATCGTCCAGCGCGTTATGCACGGCCACCGTCAGGTCGGCGAACTCCTTTCCAACAAACGCAAGCGCGGCGGGCAGCGTCTTCACGGCTCCCACTTCTTTTTTCACCAGCGAGTAACCGAACTCATCAAGCAACGAGGCCAGCACGATCGCGCGGGACTCGTCAGAAAGGTGCGTCAGGACCTGGCCAAACATCTCCAGGTTCATGCGGTGCGCTTCCCGGTTCGGATTGGCGCAGTCCAGCAAGCGGGTCTCATTCACGCCCATGCGTTTTGCCAATGCGGTCCCACCATCAGCCTTCACTTCCCGGTGTAGCGTTCTCTCGAAATGTTCCATTGCGAAAACCTCTCTGTTTCTCGCGTGGCGTTGAGCCATCACGCGTATGAAAATGTGTCTCAGGGATCAGAACGACATGGATGTCGGTTCAGGCCACCATTTCGGCCCAAGGAAAAGCGGGACAGAGGGATTCTTTTTTGAATGCCCCACCAGTCAGATCTTCAGCCCGCTTGGCAATGACAGGAGACATGCCGTGCTTACCCCGGACCCAGCCAGAAACTGTGCTTTGATCGACCTTCAGCTTTTCAGCGGTGACCTCTTGCGTCCCGAAGTGGGCAACGAGGTCCTTAAAGATGGTGTTCATGCTGCCCCTCCGTATGTGAATACCCATATCGTAGATCATAGGCATACCACTTTGCAACGATATGGGATCACCAGTAATAATCGAGGGATGGAATATAAAGAACGTATCAAAGCCGCTCGACGGCACGCCGGTCTTACCCAAGCGCAGTTAGCGAAAGCGGTGGGCATTGACCAGGCGTCGATCTCAGACCTTGAGCGAGGCAGATCACAACGATCTTCTTACAATGCCTCGATTGCTAAAGCTTGCGGCGTTTCCGCTATTTGGGTCGAGAGCGGTGCGGGGCCAATGATCGCTGACACAAGCGAGCCATCAAATGTTAAAGACGTCGTTCAGCCCGAGATGTTGTATCGCTACCCTGTAATCAGCTGGGTGTCGGCAGGTTCTTGGGAAGAAGCGGTTCAGCCCTATCCCGATGGTTTTTCTGACCGCTACGAAATATCTGACTACGACTCAAAAGGACCGGCTTTCTGGCTAGAGGTGAAAGGCGACTCGATGACTTCTCCAGCGGGCACAAGCGTGCCTGAAGGGATGATGATCCTGGTAGACACGGAAGCAGATGTGAAGCCTGGCAAGCTTGTCATAGCCAAGCTTCCAGCAAGCAATGAAGCCACCTTCAAAAAGCTCGTTGAGGATGGTGGAGTTCGCTATCTGAAGCCCTTGAACCCCGCCTACAAGATGGTTGAGTGCGACGAAAATTGCAGGATTATCGGTGTTGCTGTTCGGATGACCGGCAAGCTTTAATACCGATTGCCGATAGACCAAGCTGAATTCAAAGAGCCCGCGCCATGCGGGTTTTTTTGTGGACTCGCTTCGAGGGAGTACAAATGTACTCCATGCGTATTGCCGTTTTCCTACGGATGAAATACTGTTTATACATACAGTAATACCAAGGAGGATGACATGAGCTACGACACTATCAGCATTACCTTCGCACCGAATTCCTACGAGCAGGTCGGCCGCAGAATTCAGCAAATGGTCTCAGACCCCAAGGTTCAGAAGCATCAAGCCGTCAACATCACTCGGCGAGAAGACGAGTCGCCTGAGGCCTGGGAGCGCGTGATCCAGGAACTCGACGAAACCGATGGCGTAACCGTGGAGCGGCCGGAGCCGGACAGCGTTCGTATAGGTTGGAAACGCTACATAGATTTCTGAGAGTAGCCCGCATTGTGCGGGCTTTTTTACGCCTCCCATAAATTTTATGGGATTACCCATTGACACAAAATATGTGCAGACCTATATTTTACCCATGCCGACACATTACCGGCCCAGCAGCGAAAGCCGCGCCGCTCTTTAAAAACCTGCAGACAGACCCTGACGCCGAACGGCATTTGAGTTCAGGGAACAGTACGCAACACAGCTTGCTCCCCTGATCGACATGTCGGCAGGCCCGTTTGCTGAAGCGATACCAATACAGATTTCACTGGCTGGCCTTCGAGGTTGAGGGCCAGACGGGAAATCAATCGAGGGTAGAAAAATGGGTTTGGATATTTCGGTGTTCAGCAAATTGGTAGAGGCGCCGGACGCTCAGCGTGACGCCGACGGCGAGCTCGTCGATTACGACAGCTTCCGCACGTTCTTCGACAACCCGGATTTTCCCGGTCGCATCGAGGGGCTGAAGTCTGGAACGGTGTACCGGATCGGTGAACACGGTGACGGTCTCTGCGCGGGGAGCTACGGCGGTTACAACCGCTGGCGGAACGAGCTGGCACAGATGGCCGGGTACCCGCTCACGGAATACGAAACGCACTACGGCAAGACGGCCGAGGGCTACGACGCCGGGGCGTGGGCCGCGGGGTCTGGTCCGTTCTTCGAACAGATCCAGTTCAGCGACTGCGAAGGCACCATCGGGCCGGTAGTCAGCGCGAAGCTGGCGAAGGACTACGCGGAGCACGCAGGCAAGGCCGAGAAGATTGGCGGCCGTTTCTGGGAGATGTACCAGGAATGGCGAGCAACTTTCGAATTCGCTGCCGACCGTGGCGCGGTCGTTTTTCATTGACCGGTTGGGCATTTCACTGATGCAGCTTGGCAACAGGCTGCATTGGGAAATCCCCCAACCTGAGGCATCACCATGTTAGGCAAATTGTTCGGCAAGAAATCCGGCCAGGCCCGCGCTGCTGTGGCCAAGCTGGCAAACCGCGACCTGATGGAAGCGGTGGTTTACGGCGCGATCTACGTGGCGGCCGCCGATGGCGAGCTTGAAGACAGCGAAATGTCCAAGATCGAAACGATCCTGAGCAACAACCCGGCGCTGCAGGGTTTCGGCGCTGAGCTCTCGAACACCATCGACCGTGCGAAGACCGACTTCAAATCCGGCGCCCGCATCCTTCGCCAAAACGCCGAGAAAGAACTGGGCGACTTGGCACACAGCCCGCAGGAAGCCCTGACTGTGCTCAACGTCATGTTGACCGTCGCAGAGGCCGACGGCGAGATCGAAGACAGCGAGATGAAAGCCCTGGAACGCAGCGCGAAGTTGCTGGGCCTGAACCTGAAAGACCATCTGTAAATGCCCCTGTTCAGAGAAATGGTGGAACGCCTACGGGCGTTTCTCATCGTGGCTCTGCTCTTCGGCGTGGTGCTGATCGACTCGGTTTCTCGGGTGATCAGCATGTGCGCCGATGGGTTCCTCGCGGTGCTGATCCTGTTGCTGATCTGGCCGCTGATCAAATCCAAATAGGGGGCTGAAGGTATGTCGACAAAAAGCAGTTCAACCAGCGGCGGAGTGAGCGTCTTGGGATTGCTCGGGGTGGCTTTCGTCGTCCTGAAACTGACCGGGTACATCGCATGGTCGTGGTGGTGGGTGACTGCCCCATTCTGGGCTCCACTTGCCGTGTTCGCGGTTTTTATGGCGTTCGTGGGTATCGGCTGGGTGATCGTTCATCTGCTGAGCAGGACGCGCTGAAGCATCACTTCTGCCCATTCAACGAGTGGGCAGCGGGATGTGGAAGAGAACACACCGCGAAAGCGGCCCCCTGCGTCACACCTACAGACCGGCGAGCGCCCGCCATCATCCGGCGCGTACCACACGGAGGATTTGCAGCCATGTAAACGACATCGAACCCGGCCTACTGCCTCACGCAGCGCCAGGCGAATCGGTTCACGTACGGAGGCGTTGTGAACCTGCATCAACGAAAAGCCCTGTCTTGGCGGGGCTTTCTTTCACCCGGCGTTTACCCGCCAGCGCTCTCCCCTGCGCCAAACGGCAAATAGCAGGCGGTCAGAGCGCTGACGAGTACACGCAACCATCTGAGGAAAGGACATGCACCCCATCATTCAGCAGCGCGTGGATGGCCTGAACGCCATGCGCGCCCGCACTCATCTCGCCACCGCGGAGTTCTACGCCATGATTGGAAAGGAACAGCCAGCCCAGCCCGTGCGCTTCCAGGTGGTTGCCAAAGGGAAACACGCTTTCCACATCGTGGATCGCACCACCGACAAGGTGCGCGGATTTCGCTTCGACTTCGCCCGGGCTGTTGCTTACGCACAGAAGCTGGAAGACAGCGCCGCCGGTGTGACAGTCAGCCTGTCCAGCGAGGTGCGTCAATGAACTTCGCTCCGCAGGCTGATCCCCGGCAACAGATCATCGCCAGCCTCAGCGCCCAGAT